GGCGTTCCGTAGAACGCCTTCTGGCTCGCATCCACCGACTGACGGTCGGCCGACGAGAGCACCCGGGCGAACGACACGAACTCGGAGAACTTCATCCCGAGCGGCGCCAGCGAACCCGACCGGGTCACACCGCCGATCGTGAACCGGTTCTTCGAGCTCGTCGTCCGCGTGTAGGTGAACGCCGACACATCGGAGACACCGTCCACCCAACTCGACATCGACGTACCCGTGTCGATTGCCGACGCCTGGTGCGCCGTGCCGTCGAAGAACGACCGGGTCGGGCTGAGTCCTGCCGTGCCGGCCGCGAAGGCGTTCGTCATCAGCGGGTACGCGTAGGCCCGCGTCGCGGTCGTCGTGCCGTCCGGCTGCAGGAGGCCGTACTGCTCGCCCGATGCTGTCGAGACGGACTCCGACCAGACCCGAGCCTGCGCGGTACCCGTCGGCGCCGAAAGCACCTGAGCGACGGTTGCCGCGCCAGCGGCGAACAGTACCGGGACGGAGTTGACGAGGCAGTCGTCGACCCCGTCGAACGAGACAGCCGGCTTGCCTCCGTTGGTCACGAGTGCACCGGCGGAGACGATCTTCGGCTGCGCGGCCGCCGTGGTTTGGGTGACCTCGCGGCCGTTTCCCGACTGGTCGTACCAAGTGACCACGAACGCATCACCGGTACCCGCGAAGTTCAGCAGTGCCGCGGTGTCGAGCGCGCCACCGGAGAAACCGATGTCCATCGTCGCGCTGTCGCTCGAGCGGCGGACGTTGACCGCCTTGCCGAGGTAGCCCGCGTCCGCCACCTTCCGCAGGGAGTACGCGGACGCGGCGTTCGCCAGACCGAGCACCTGGATCGGCGACGGGGCTTCCGAGTACGGCAGCAGCCCCGCCGTGACCCGCTCGTACGCCTCCCACATCGCACGGCCGTTGTATCGCTGGCCGGCGGCGTTGAAGTGGTTGCCGTCGCCGAGGTTCGCGTCCTTCGCAGACACCGCAACGTCCGTACCGGGGATCCGATTCGGGGTGTCACGATGCACCGCGTTGATCTGCGACCGGGTCCCGGTGCCGAGGTACTCCGGGACCATCGTGCCGATGATGAACGGCAGGGTGGGCAGGTTCAGGTCCCCGCGGAGGCCGACAATCAGCTCGTCGAGGTCCGCCTGGTACTGCTGCCCGGTGATCTTGTTGTCACCATCGGTCTCCCCCTGCAGCCAGAGGGCGGCGACCACGGTCGACGTCTCGCCCCCAGCTGCGAGTGCGCCTCGCACCTGGGTGAGCATGTTGTCGTAGAGGTTGCCGGTCACGCCGCGCCGCCATCCGAGTGCCGCCGTCGACGACAGCGGCGTGCCACCGTGAGCGACGGGGACGAGGAGCACCTTCCGGTTCCGGTCCAGCCGCCGCGACGCGTACCAGCGGGCGAACTGCAGGCCCGGGCCGATGCCGGACGGGTAGTCGTGCATCAGCAGCGGTTCCGACGCCGGCGAGATGGTGTTTTTCGCCGTGCCCGTGTTGCCGTACTGCATGATGCGCGGACGGGGCGGGTCCGTGATCGCCGAGAACGGCGTCCCACGACCGGACATGTTCGACTGGCCCGCGAGGATCACGATGTCATAGCCGATCGGGGAAGCCCCGTACCGGTTGTCGAGCTGCGTCCTCACGGGGCTGTCGTTGGCCACGTACGCGGCGACGGCTTCGGCTGCGGGGATCGCGTCGGGCCCGGGAAGGCCCTGGGGTCCGCGCGCACCGTCCTTCCCGTCGAACCCACGGCCTCCGTCCCGGCCGTTCTGACCGGCGGCGCCACGCGGCCCGCGCAGGTCCGCCTTCTTCCTCCACACCATGCGTGTGCTCCACTCCGCCCCGGTGGGGCTGCTCAGTCCGCCGCAGGCGGGGTGTTCTTGCGGAGCCGGTCGAACTCCGCTCGAGGGATCGTGCGATCCATGTCCGGCCACTCCGGCAGCCGATCCCGCGACTGCCCAGCCTCGATCAGCCGGACCCGCAGGTCGGCCGCGTGCTCACGAGCGCGCTGCTCGTTCTCGACAGCGATCTGCCGGTTCGCGTCCGCCCAGTCCGCGCGCTGCTGCTCGGCGTCGGCGCGAGCCTGCTGTGCGTCCGCGCGCTCACGTTCCTTGTGCGCCGCCTGCAGTGCCTCGTCGCGCTGCTGCACGATGTCGACTCGGCGCTTACCTTCACGCACGGACACTCCTCGACGGACGAGACGGATGACAGTCGTGGTGGCCTGGATCACGGCGCTGATGCCGGCGCCGCCGCCCAGGGCCGCGACGAGGGTGACAGCGTCGATGTTCATCCGGTTCCCCCTCAGTAGTGCTTCCGCGGCACGACGTTGCGTGTGCGGCGATCGAGCACGTCGCGCAGCCACCCCTTGGTCCGGATCCCCGGCTCGGAGGTGAAGATGCGGAGCTCGGCGTACCGACGGACCATCCCGAGCGTCGCGACGACGGCCACGCCGAACGCAGCGAATGACGCGCTGCCCCCGAACGCTCCAGACGACAGGACGACGGCGTAGACGAACGCACCCCAGCCCGCTGCAACGTTGCCGACGTACTCGACCGCCCACACCCGGGACGCTCGTCCGGCGAGGCCGAGCCACGCGGTCACCATCAGCCATGCGAACAGGGTGATGATCCACCGCTGCCCGAGGAGGGTGTCGAGGACGTAGTCGGAGACGTGCACGAGCGCGAGTGCGCCGGACACCCCGATGACGCCGTACGCGACCATGTCGATGATCCAGAGGAGCCGCTCCCACCAGAGACGCCGCTGGTTCAGCCTCGGGTCAGTGGCGACCATCAGCGCCCCCAGCCGCAGCGTCACCCTCCACGGCCATGTCACCCGTGATCATCACGGGGTGACTGACCTCGAGTGAGCCCGAGATCACGGAACCCTGCTGCTTGCGCAGGTCGATGGCGGACGGGTCGAAGAGCGCCGGCTGCAGGTCCGGCGTCTTCGCGGCCGCGGTCTCCTTAGCGACCGCCTTCGGCACGGAGCCGAGACCGATCAGCGTGAGGAGCTCGTTCACCTTCGGGATCGCCATGATCTTCGTCAGCGCGGCAGACACCGCAGCGAGCGACGCGACGGCGCCGGTCAGCCACACGAGCACCGGACCCGGCACGACGTCGGCGATCGCGGCGATGATCTCCGGGGCGACGGCGACGACGACCGTCAGGACGCCGGCGGCGGCGAGCACGACCTGCACGACGGTGCGGAGGACGCGCTTGCCCTGGTACCAGATCGTCTGGACGTCGATCTGCTGCTTCTCGTGGTCACCCATGCTTATGCCGCCTTCTCGTTCTGGATCTGCTGGTCGATGCGCCGGCTGCGCGGGTAGCCGAGGTCCACGCGGTTGTCCTGCACCTCCTCGAGGAGGTCGATCAGCTGCGACGGCGTCATCCGCCGGTAGAGAGTGCCGATGCCGCGGGTGGCCTTCGCGTTCGCGGTGGCACGCGCCTTCCGGCCGGTGCCGGAGACGGTGAGTTCGCCGATGTCGTAGTAGGTGCGGGTCTTCGTGGAGAGTCCGTGTCGCATGTCGCTGTCCTTCGTCGGGATGGGAGCTGGCGGGGTGGGTGCCGGCGCGGGCGTCGGCACGGTGGGGTCGAGGTCGTTCGCGACGATCTCTGCGGCGTTCGGGTACGGCGGCAGGAGTTCGGCGCGGGTCGCCATCTCGTGGTGCCACGGCTCAGGCGCGGTCTTCGCCCAGTCCGGCCAGGTACCACCGCGCGCTTCGACGAGCTCGTGGAGCTTCGCGAACTCCTCGGCGGTGAGCGCCCGGTTCGACCCGCCCGGCATTGTGATGCCGAAGTCGATCGCGTTGCCGTGCAAGACCTCGTCGTGCCGCGACGTGAACGGGATGGCGACGACAACCCCGAGGATGAAGCGCATGGCCCACAGCCACGACTGTCGGGCCCGGGACCGCATGCCCTCGTTGACCGAGAGGAACCCGACGGCTCCGCGGTCCCGCTGCCAGGCATTGAAGTCGGCGATGACGGACAGCACCTGCAGTGCGATCCGGGCCGACATGACGAACTGCTCGACGCCGCGGAGGTCCCCGTACGAGGACTTCCCGACGCTGAATCTGGCGACCATGCGGCCTCCTTCAACGACGAGAGCCGCCCCCGAAGGGACGGCTCACTGGTTCGGACGGTGGCGGCTCAGCCCCACTCGTAGAGGATCCCGGTGGCGTCCGGGTCGTCCGGGTCGTCCGGGTTCACCTGCAACCACCAGACGGTGGTCGACGGCGTGGACGGCGGGTCGACGCCAACCCACACGAGCGCCGGATTCGGCGGGATGCCGATCAAGTCACCGATCGACCCGCCGGCGGACGGGACGAACAGCTTCCAGTCGGCGAGGTCGACGCCGACGTAGCCCTCGTCGGAGTCGAGCCACTCGATGCGGATCGTGTACCAGACCAGCGGGTTCAGGTCCTCGGTCGCCTGCAGGAACACCTCGAAGTCGCCGGCGAGGTTCGGGGTCGCGACGATCGGCTTCGTCGAGTACAGACGCGTCGACGACGTCGCCACCCCGGAAGCCGTGAAGATGATGCGGGGGTTGTACGCGGCGAGCGTGGTGATGGCGAAGTCGCGGAGCGTGCCGGTCACGATGGGCATGTCAGACCTCCGTTCCGGTTGTCGCAGTCGATCGGTAGAGCTTGCCGCCGTCGGGGTCGCAGTAGAGGTTGGGCGGCTTCGACGTCGACGGCAGGTTCGCGATGTAGAGGCCGGCGCTGTCCGCTACGAAGCCGTTGCCGGCATACAGCAGCATCGCGGCTCCAACGCGGGCACCGACGAGCGCGGATCCCGCCTGGATCGCTGCACGGGTGCCATCGGACGCGAGCTCCGCGGTCCCAAAGTCGACCTTTCCGCGGCCGCCGAACTTGCCGATCGTCATGCCGCCCACGGTGATGCGTCCGTTGTCGTCGACTTCGAGGTCGCCGGAAAGCGTCGTGTCCCCTTCGATGCCGAGGGTGCCGTCCATCGTCGTGTTCCCGTGAATGCCTAGGGCGCCGTAAACGCCCATCGGTCCGCGGACACGGAACGGCCCCTCCACCGTGGTGTCGCCGTTGATGACGGTCTCCCCGTTGATGGCGGTGTCGCCGTCGAGCGTTACCGGTCCCGTGACGCGGAAGCTGCCAGTAACTGTCGTGGACCCGGTGATGTCGGTGTCGCCGCCGAGGTTCGTCGGTCCGGATACGTTCAGCTCGCCAGTGATGCGCAGCTCACCGTCGACGACCTCGAGCCCCGTGATCGTGAGGGTTCCGCTCACCCCACCCGATCCCTCGATGAGGAACGAGTCCTCGCCGATGAACCGGGTGCGGCCGCCGGACACTGCGGAGTTGGACAGCGGGTCGCGGGACTCGAGGGCGGCGACCCGTTCCTTCAGGTCCTTGAGTTCGCTGTTGTCCGACAGGTCGTCGACCATCCCCATCAGTGCCTCCTCACTGCAGCTGCAGCTTGATCGTGTTCGTGAGATCGCCGGAGAAGCCGATGAGGCGGTTCTCCACCCAGCCGTCGGTGATCCACTCGTTGTCGGCGAGGTAGGTGTTGAGCGTCTGCCCGATGCGGAGCTGCTGCAGCCCCGGCGTTCCGTCCGCCTGCATGGCGTAGGAGTACTGCCGGGTCGGCGTCTTGTAAACGCGGAGGTTCTCGTTCGCCCGCCGCTGCAGCACGTCGATCTGCTTCTCCTGCGAGTAGCGAACGAACCGCTCGAGCGCGAGCTCGTCCGACGGGATCGCCGTCGACGACGTCGCGAGGAGCATGTCCCGGTCAGACCCGTTCCCGACCGCGTAGAACACGTTGCCCTGCTTGTTGCCGTCCTCCTGGAACGTGAAGTCCGTGAGCGCCGGCTTTTCGACGGCGAGATTCCACTCGAGCGTGTTGCCCGTTAGGTCGCCGACCCGGGCCGTCCACTGCAGCGTGTTGTCGTCCGCCCACGACGGCTCGAAGTCCACGTCGGGACCGCTGAGGGTGCTCTGGATGGCGGCGAGCTCTGTCTCGATCACCGGCAGGTTGTACTCGTGGTACGTCCGGTCGTGCGGGCCAGTGATGTTCCGAGGCGGGAGGATCAGCGGCAGCTGCCAGTTCGACGTCGGCCCCTGCATCACGTCCCAGATCAGGTACCCAGCGATGGACGCGAGGGTCTGGTTCTTCAGCAGCAGCTGCTCGTCGGCCTTGCCGTTGTAGCCGCTGATCCCGAACGTGGTCCGGTACTTCAACAGCTCACGGAACTCGACCGTGCTGATGTCGACCGTGCCGTCCGTCTTCGTTGTCTTCCCGACGATGAGGCCGGCGTAGATCGGCTTGTCGTCCCAGCACTGCACGAGCGTCCGCGACCAGGTGCGAGTCAGGTCCACCCGGGAGCTGCGGCGCGCGTTGACGGTTTCGCCGGCGCCGAGATCGGCGGCGATGAAGCTGTGCGTGCCGGAGCCGACGCCGTTCATCCTGCGGGTGAAGGAGCCCGACGTCGGAGTGACCTGCGTGATCTTCTCGCCGGTGCGGGTGGCGCAGATGTGGAAGGTCCACATGGTGCCCCCGATCAGACGTAGGTGTCGTAGGTGAACGCTTCCGCCGTGGCGGAGCCGGTCGCGGAGAGGGTGTGGTTCAGCTGCCGTCCGGCGGGGACCGTCCACGAGTCCGCGACCTCGACGCCGCCGTACTGCACGACGCCCTCGATGACCAGCTGCCCGGTCGCCATGTCGTACACGTGCGGGTGGCCGGGGTAGAGCCGCTGCGTGACGAGCACGGACCGGCTGCCGGGGCCGGTGATGCGCCACCGTTCCGCGTCGCCGGAGACGACGAACCGGGTCGAGGCGCGCGTGTTCCCGAAGTGCCGTGTCACGAGCGACCCGCTGGACGACGTCTCGTGGTTCATGGCCCCGTACTTGCGGGGGTCCGGGAACCAGAACTGCATTTGCCAGTCCGCGACGGTCGGGTCGCTGCCGTGCACGGTGAACTTCGTCGACGACGCCAACCGGCCGTCCGCCCACTCAGAGTGGTCGTCACGCTGTACCGTGACCCGGCCGAGGCTGCCGTCCGACAGGAGGCCGCGCATCCGCTGCCCGAGCGCCGCCGTCTCCTGCGGGGACCCGGTGACGACGTGCCCGGAGAACGACGCCGTGCGGGCCGTGAGGTACCCGACGGCGTCGAACTCTCCGTGCGCGTTCGGCCGGTCGATCGACGACCTCCGCATGTCCGGGGTGTCGTCCCAGCCGGTGAACCCGTCCTCGGTGATGAACACCGGCGACGGTGCGACTCGGTTGCGTTGGCCCCAGATGGTGAAGCCGGCCACGTCGATCAGGAACACGTCACCCTCGCCTCAGTTCGTAGTTCAGCGAGTCCGCGGCCACACGGCCGATGGTCTCCTCGGACATGCCCGGTGCGGGGTGGATGTGCTGCTCGACCGCCGCCTTCCCGGACCCGCCAGCGCCAGCGGTGGCCGGCGTCTGCGCTCGAGCTGCGGCCCGGGCTGCCTGCGTCCGTGCCGCGAGCGACGGGGCGAACGACACCGCGCTCGGGATCTCCTCGGTGATGTCACCGAGGAGGCCCTGTAGCGCACCGCGTTCACCCGAGATGCCGTCCATGAGGCCCTGGATGATCAGCGACCCGTTGCCGACGAGCAGCTTCGCGTCCACCCGGGCTGGACCCTTCCAGTCCGGGATCATCGACGTCAGCTTGCCGAGGAGGTCCTTCACCCCACCGATGGCGTTCTTGATGCCCTGGATGAGGCCGCCGATGATCTTCTTCCCGATGTCGAGCAGCAGGGTGGGTGCGCCCTTGAGGGCGTCGAGGATCATCCCGTTCAGCCCGTTGACGAACCCGAGGACCTTCGTGATGCCGTTGGAGAAGAACCCGGCGATCTTGTCCCACAGGCCGGAGAAGAACCCGAGGACTGCGCCCCAGATGGCCGCGATCTGGTCGCGTGCGTTCCCGGACCCGGTGAGCAGGTTCACGAACCAGGTCAGCGCTGTCGTGATCCCGGTGACGATGAACGTCAGCACCTTCACCACGAGCCCGAGCGCCCACGCCAGCCCGGAGACGAGCGGAGCGATGAGCGCGAGGATCGGCGTGAGCAGCGCCACCAGCAGGTTGATCAGCGGTGTGAGCAGCGCACCGACCAGCGAGATGATCGGCACCAGCAGCGGCAGGAGCGCCGCGACGAGGCCGAGGATCGGGGTGATCAGCGGCAGCACCGCGTTCAGGACCTGGCCGAGCAGCTGCGCGAGCAGCGTCACGAGCGGCATGAGCGCCACGAGGACACTCGACAGCACCGACCCGAGGGTCGCCGCGATCGTGCCGATGATCGGCGCGAGGGTGGTGAGCGTCGACGCGAGGACACCGCCGAACGTGGTCGCGAGCTGCACGATGACCGGGAGCAGGGTGGCGAGCACCGAGGTCAGGGTCGACGTGAGGATCGTGACCACGGGCGACAGTGCCGTGAGGAGCGACTGCAGGACCGTCATCAGCGCGCCGCCGAGCGTCGTCGCCAGCCCGGTGAACGCGGACAGCAGCGTCGGGAGCAGCGGCTCGATGACCTTGAAGATGAGCGACAGCGGCGAGAACGACTGCCACAGCTGCAGGACCGTCCCGATCAGCGGCCCGAGGGTGGACCCGAGCGTCGAGAACAGCGGCCCGACCGCAGCGAGCCCGGCGGTCAGCCCCTCCGACACCTTCGGGCCGAGGGTCTGCGACAGCGCCGCGACCTTCTGCATGCCGCCGCCAGCCGAGTTGAACACGGCGTCGCCGAGCGGCTTCAGCGCGGACAGGGAGTTGTTCTTGACGATCGTCCACGACTCGGCGAAGTCCGCCGTCTCAGCACCGAGGCCGAGGATCGTGTCCGAGCTCAGCCCGGCCGCGCCGGTGAGGTCGTCGAGGGCGAGGGTGCCGCCCTGGATGGCGCCGACGAGCTGCGACGCGCCCTTCGCGCCGAAGACCTTCCCGGCGAGGTTGATCGCGGACGCCGTGTCGCCGGCGTCGATGAAGCCCTTCAGCTCGTCGACAGTGCGGTGGAACGCGTCGGCCGGCTTCTCGCCGTCCTTCGACAGGGTGACGAGGGACTTCGACAGGGCACCCATGACCTGGCCGGTGTTCAGACCGGCCTTGTCGAGGGAGCCCGCGAGAGCGGCGGTGTCCTGGAACGAGAAACCGAGGTTCTGCACCGCAGGTGCGTTCTTCTGCACCGACGCGGCGAGATCGTTCATGCCGACACCGGTGGCCTGCGACACCTGGAACAGCTGGTCGAGGGCACCGGACACGGCGTCGCCCTCGATGCCGAACGCGGAGAACGCTGCCGTCGTCGACTGGATGTCGAGGTCCTCGCCGAGGATGTTCCCGGCCTGGATGTACTGCGACGACACCTTCTCGAGGGCGTCACCGGTGAGCCCGAGGCGCTGGTTCACCGATGCGACGGTGGAGCCGGCGTCCTCGAACGACGTCGGGATGGTGTTGCCGACCTGCTCGGCGATGCTCGACAGTTCCCCGAGCGCTTCACCGGACGCACCGGTCTGCACACGGATGGTGTCAGCGACGTCGTCGAAGACGGACCCGACCTGGTACAGGCCCGCGAAGGAACCGACGATCGCGGCGCCAATCGCAGCGCCCGCGATGGCGCCCTTCAGCTTCGACGCGAACCGGTTCCCGGTGCGCTCACCGGCCTGGTCGCCGGCGGCTTCCGCGTCGGGGATGAGGGACCGGGCGATCTCGCCCTGCGCACCCCGCATCGACGGGACGAGGCTGATGTAGGCGGTGGCCAGTTCGGTAGGTCCGGGCACGGGCCACCGCCTTCCATCAGTTCGTCCGAGGCGACCAGCCCAGGAACTCGTCGAGAGCGTCGATGTCCATCGCGGTCGGTGCGCGGCCGCCGATCTTCTGCCGGTCGCCCGGCCGCTGGATCGGCTTCGGCTTCGACCCCTTGCTGCCGGCGCGCTGCCAGTTCGCGCCCGCGAGGAGGTCCGCGACGGTCGCGAGGAGGTGCGTCGACGGGTCCGCCCACGCGACCGCTTCGTCCCCGTGGAACGAGCGGGCGAACGCGGACGTCATCGGCGACCAGCGGAGGAACGCGCGCAGGTCGAGCCACGAGAACCGGTCCGTGCCGACGTCGTCGAGGGACCGGCCGATCAGGAACAGGTCCGCGCGGATGGCCTCCCCGTGCCCGTCTAGGACTCGGAGGAGGCCGAGGATTCCCCCGTCGTGATCCCGGACCCTTCGGCCCACGCGGTGTAGAACGCCTCGACCTGGTCGAGGCCCTCGAACCGGTCGACGATGCCGGGGTGGTAGTGCTCGAGCAGCGCGTAGACGCGGTCGATGCGGTTGTTCATCGCGTCCATCTCGCGCATCAGCGACGGCTTGATGAACTGCAGCTTCGGGACCTTGTACGTCTTCCGGTCGCCGGGCATCTTGAACGACCACTGGTTCTGGTCGATGGACGCCTTCGAGGTGGGGACTTCGTAGACCACGGTGGGACTCCTTCACGGTCGGGACTCCGGGGCGTGACAGCGGGCCGGGTGGAGTCCCGTCCGGCCCGGCCCGCTGATCTGTGAGGCGCTACTTCGCGAGCGACTGCGTGGTCACGACGGGGAGCTTCCGGCCGTCGTCGGTGAGCTCGTAGATGTAGACGCCGTCCTCGTCCGGGTACGCGGTGAGGGTCACGTCGCGCACGGCGCCGTCGCTGACGGAGTACGGGGTGTCACCGGTCTCGGTGATCTGCCCGTCCGACGCGACGACCTTCAGGTGCGCGTCACCGTCGGCCATGTCGAACACCCACGAGAGGTGCGGGGCGTCGTCCGCGGTGACGTTGACGCGCATCTGCTCACCGTGCGTCGCATCGGCCTCGGTGACGGTGACGTTCCGCTCGCCGTACACCGCGCGGGCGGCGTCCGGGTTGAGGTACTCGAGGAACTGGAACGCGAGCTGCACCGCGAAGCCGGTCGTCGCCCGCTTGACCGTCAGGCCGCCCCAGTCCTTGATCTCGTTCGTGTCGCGCGACTCCGACTTCGTGACGCCGTCCTCGGAGATGTAGCCAGCGCGGATCAGCGCCGCGTTGAGCGTGTCAACGGCGGTCTCGGGGAGCGGGGTGCCGAGCGGTCCGCATGCGACACCGCCGGCCGCGACCGGCTTGCCGTTGATGACACGGAACTTGTTGTTGGTCATGGTGAGCCCCTTTCCGGGCAGCAGAAACGACCGCCCGAAGCGGCCAGTGGGGGTTGAGCGCTACGCGGCGCGCAGCGTCACCGCGTACGTCGCGGTGGATCGGGCCTGTTCCGTGTCCGGATCAGGGAGGTCGGCGGGCATCGCGAAGACCCCGACGTCGGCGCAGGGGACCCCGCCCATCCACCCGTTGCGGGCGGCGCGGAGGATGATCGCGTGGCAGCGGCGGGCGAGGTCGTCGGCGTCACCGTCGGTGGCGGCGTACGACTCGACGAGCACCGTCGGGGTGACGTGCACCAGGGACACCGGCGTGCCGCCTGCAGCGCGGACGCGGACGAACTTCTTCGGACGCGGTGACGGCACCCGTCCCGCCGCGCGCTCCGTGCCCGGCAGGGAGGCGTTCAGCTCCCGCACGACGGCCATGACGGAGTCGGGCGGGACGATCAGCTCGGCGATCACCGGCCGGCGTCCAGCGATCCGGAGAGGGTGCGGTTGCGGGCCTCGTCGAGGATCGCGGGGAACGTCGCCGTGCGCACGGACGCGCGGACGCGGGACGAGCCCTGCCGGACGTCGACCTCGTAGTCCGGCTCTCCGCCGGCGGCCGCGGCAATGCGGTTCGCGCGGGCCTCGAGGTCGGCGCGGACCTCGTCGGACTTCAGGAGCTCGCGGATGCCGGCCTGGTTCATCTCGATGCGGATGGTGGTGCCCATCACCCCTCCCATCGCTGCAGGGTCAGCCGGGTCGCGTTCAGCGCACCGGTCGGGGACGGGACGTGCTGCGGGTCGCCAGTCACCTCGTACCGGATGCCCTCGTACTCGACGAGGTCGGACGCGACGATGTCGCACTGGTACGGGGCGTCGACGGTGTAGCCGGTCGCGACCGCGAGGCGGCCGTCGTTCTGCTCCGTCGACGTCGTCGGCTCGAGCCAGCAGCGGCGGATGTCCAACCGGTCCGGCTCGGCGTCGTAGTCCGGGACGAGCGTCCCGCGGTCGTCGCGGGTCGGGAAGCGGAGGCGGGTGATCGTCAACCGCGCGAACGACGCCCTCACGGGAGCGTGCCGATCGTGTACGGCGCCAACGCAGCGAGCTCGTGCTCCATGATCACCGTGCCGCCGGCGACACCGGCGGCCGTCGTCGACCAGGTGATGTTCGCCACGAGGGACTGCTCACGGACGACGCCCAGCGGGGAGCCAAGCGCCCGGGCCGCCATCTGCAGCGTCAGGTCGACGATCGGCTCCGGCACGTCGTCGTAGCCGTGGCGCAGGTCGACCTCGAGCGCGCCGAACTGTTCGGACAGCGGCGACGTCGTGCGGAGCATCCCGGATCCGCGCGAGACGCGGAAGGCGTCCGCCGGGAGAGCGACCCCGTCCTGACGGACGGCGAGTACCTCGACGACGCGGAGTGTGGGAAGGACGAGCAGGCGCGAGCCGGGCCCGTCCAGGTAGAGCGTCTCGGTGGTCACCGGGCCGACGAACCACCCGCAGTGGTCGCGGATCATCCGCGTCGCGACGTCGAGCGCGTAGCCGAGGAACGGACGATCCGTGGGGATCACTCCATCGGTGCGCTCGTCCATCTGCTGCACGGACGCGAACGCGTTCGACTGCGTGGTGGTGTCGTCGGCCACGGTGCCTCCTACTTCGTGTCGGCCGTGCGGGCCTTGTTCGCCGGCGCGGACGCCTGCTTCTTCGCCGCCTCGGCGTTCTTCGCCTCGAGCTCGCGTGCGGCCTTCTCCTCGGCCTCACGGGCGGTGGCCTCGTCCGCCTCGCGCTGCTTGCGATCGGCCTCCTCGACGGCGAGCCGCTCGGCGTTCTTCGCCTCGAGCTCGGCGAGACCCGCGTCGATCTCGTCCTCGACGAGCACGGCGCCATCGGGCGCGGCGTCGTCGTCGAACTGGTACGTGGATCCGTTGAACCGGTACTCCTTGAGGGCCATCACGGCCTCCCTTCGCTCAGTGCTGAGACAGGAGCGGGACCAGCCGGTGACAGCTGGTCCCGCTCAGGACGTCACGCGGCGGGGGCCGCCGACGAGAACGAGACGACGACGAACGCGGACGGACGCCGCACGGCGAGCGTCAGACGCTCCTCCGCGCGGATCGTGATCCGGTTGTTCGTGAAGTCGTCCTGGTCCGAGTTCGTCGCCTCGACCGTGACGCCGCCCTTGCGGATGACGGACGCGGCCTGCGCGAACGATCCGACGAGCGCCTTGCCCTGCGCGATCGCCGGCGTGACGACCGTGCGCTCACCCCACAGCGGGGGCTGCTCGGCGATGGTGCCGTTGCCGTACTGGCCGGCGAAGAACCCACCGCCGAAGTACTGGCCGTTGGCGTCCTTCGAGAGACGCAGCGCCTGGTAGTCGGCCGGGTGGATCACGATGCCGTCGGCGTCGAGCCCGGAGCCGGTGACGACCTTCGTGATGCCGCGGAACAGCGCGTCCGCGTTGTCCGCCGTGCTCGCCGACGCCTCGGTCTGGATGCCGGAGCGCTGCAGGAGACCCCGCAGGTTCTGACCCGTCCCGCTGCCGTTCAGCAGCTGGTTCTCCTCGAAGAGGCCCAGCTGGTAGAGCAGGCGGCCGTCGATCGCCGAGGCGAGGAACGGCAGGTCGTCGCGGAGCTCGTCGGACTCCTTGATGAACGCGGCGAGCTTCTTCAGCGCCTCGGTGACGGCCGTCGGGTCCGCGTAGTGCAGCTGCGGCTTCTGGCCGTTCTCTGCGACGCCGGCGAAGTCGCCCTCGAGCGGCCCCTCGACGAAGTACGTCAGCGCGGTTCCGCTGATCGTCTCGGTGCCGAGGAGGTCGGCGATCGTCAGTCGGCGGCGGTTGCCGGTGACGATGTTCGTGTCGACCGTGGTGAGCGCGGGGATGAGCGCCTGCGGCGTCACCTGCACGTCACCGGCGGCCTTGAACTCCGGCGCCGCCGCGGTGAACTTCGACCCGCCCGTGTTGCGCAGGCTGTCACCGACCGACTTCACGAAGTGCGAGCCGAGCGACTTGGCGGGCCGCTCGTCCGCGGGCTCCTCGTCGACGTGGCCGAGGCCGTCGAAGCCCTTGAGCGCGTCCTGCCGGTCGACCTTCGCCTGCAGGTCCTTCACGGTGTCCGACTTCGTGCGCGCCTCGGCGAGCTCCGCTTCGGTCACCTCGTGGCCGTCGGCCTTGAGGCCGTCGATGAACTCGCGTGCGTCCTTCTGGGCCGCGGCGAGCTGTTCCTTGAGCGTCTTCATGACGCCTCCTTCTCAGATGAGGTTCAGTTCGATCCGTCGCAGCTCGGCGGACGCACGGTTGGGCTCCTCGGACTTGGCCGCGGGCGGCTCCTCGTCCTTGGCCGCGCCTGCGCTGGCCTTGCTGGTGTCCTCGTCGTCGCTCGGGTCGAGCTCGGCGAGGAGCTTGGTGAGGCCGTCGCGAGCGGCGTCGAGCGAGGCGAGCGCGTTGCGCATCTCGTCCTCGTTCTTCGCCGAGAACACGCGTCCGGCCTTCAGGTCGTGGGTGAGCCGGTCGGCTGCCGACTTCACGCCGATCAGCTCCGTCTCCTGGTTGGCACCGATCGGGGTGGGGCCGACCTCGTAGAGCTTCAGCTCGTTGAGGGAGTAGAACTCGCGGCCGTCCTCCACGACCCACGCGCCGTTGACGACGTCGTAGGCGAACGAGAACTGGGTGACGCGGCGTCCCTTCAGCAGGCGGTACACCTGCTGCGCCTTCGCCCCGTCGAGGTCGATCTGCGCGAGGACCTCGAGCCCCTGGTCGGTCTCCTTCGCCTCGACGACGTAGCCGATGTTGTAGTCCGGGTCGTCCATGCGGTGCGACCAGTACACGGGGATCGGGTCGCCCTTGGCCGCCCAGTCGGCGAGCGTCTTCGCGAACGCGCCCGGCTGGACGACGTCGCCGTAGCTGTCCTCGTTGCCGAAGACGGACACGACGGCGCGGAACTGCCCGTCCTCGAGTCCGTCCTCGGTGCCGGCTGCCTTGACGGCGACCGGGGCCTGCTTCGTCAGCATGCGTGTCTCCTCACGGGATGGTGATCTGTACGTCGCAGGTGCATCCCGCGAGGTCGTCGACGTCGAGCGCGGACGCGTCGCCCGGCCAGTTCGCGCCGTTCGAGAACGAGTCGCTGAGCGCGACCGTCTCGCCGTTCATCGACGCGTGCGCCGGCCGCGGGTTCGAGGACGTGACGATCCACGTCTTCGTCGCCGTCTCACCGGCTCCGGACTGTGTGACTGCCTCGACGGTGGCGAACGAGGCGAGCCCGGTCGCGAGCGTCATGCCCGCCTGGTCAGCGCGGGCGTCCGCGGCGACGTCGAAGACGTTCGTCAGTGCGTCCGTCGGGTCGTCGTCGTCGAGGGCTGTGTCGAGCTGCGCCTTCGTCGCCCGGTTGACTGCTACCGCGGTGTTCTTCGCCACGGCCTTGAGGTAGTTCGTGGTCCGATCGACGTCGTACGTGTCGGGGTCCACGCCCACCTGCTCGAGCGTCTTCCGCGCCGCAGCGACGGTCAGCGGTGTGGAGGCGGCGAGGAGGTCGTCCGACAGCTCGTCGTCCCACCGGTCCTCGTCCCACCAGTCGCCGGCCGCCTTCGCGCCGAGCGCGGAGAGCACCACCCGCTTCTGCCGGTCGAAGAACGCCGCGAACACATCGCGCACGGTCTTCACCTGCTTCTGCGTCGCGCGCTGCTTCACGAGCACGCCCCGCGACTTCACCGCAGGCGCGCCCTCGGCCCGCTTGATGAGCGACGCCAGGGCTGCGAGCGTCCCGATGGGGTCGCCGCCGTCCTGCGGGGACGCCTGACCGCCGATCACCACGTTCAGCGGCGTCACGAGCTCGTCGCCGCCCTCGATCTCCGGCAGGTTGTTCCTGCTGCGGGCCTCGTTGCGGGTCATCCACGGGGCGCCGGTCGACGTCGACAGGACGGCAGCCTGCTCCTCGAACGAGCCCTGCAGCTTCTCGGCGATGTTGAACTCGACGTACACGCCGTCGTCGTCCGTCAGCTGCGGCACGAGGAACGCGTTCAGCCGGTCCTCGATCTGCGCGATCAGCGGGCCGAGCGTCTCCGTGTACAGCATCCGGCGGAACTCGCGCACATTCGAGAAGTTCGCGTTATCGAGCTGCCCGATCATCGTCGGGTTCACGTGGTAGACGGAGGCGACCGTCGAGATGGCGAGCTTCGCCGACTCGATGTACTCCTCCTCGCGGGCGGTGAAGCCCACGCGCTTCATCTCGATGCCGTCCTCGAGCAACGGCGTCCCGCCAGCCTTCGACCCGGACGCCGTGAACTCCTTGAAGGACTCCACGAACCGGTTCCGCGCTGCCGGATCCCACTTCGTGGCTGCCGCCGGTCGCGTCAGGTACGTGCCGACGCGGCCGCCGCGCTTCCACATCTGCAGACGGAACTCCTGCGCGCTGATCTGCTCAGCGAGGGTCTGCTTCAGCGCCTCGATCGGCGGTGTGCCCGTCGTCCGCGACAGCGGCGACCAGCCGACGAACGTGATCATTGCCGAGGCGGGGACCTTGAACTCCTGCTCCCCCGGCGGGCGGATCACCCACTTCTCCGGGCCGAAGAAGTCGCCGCCCTCCTTGCCGACCACCCACGGCGCTGGCACCGACCGGATCGACCAGCCCGAGGGGGCGTCGTCGTCCGGGCCGAGGGCCCAGTACGCGCGGTCGTACAGGTCGAGCATCGCGACGAGGTCGTAGACCAGCTCGAACGTCGTCTGGTGCGCGTTCGGTCGGCGCATCAGCTGCGCCACCGGGTTGTCGCGCACCCGCTCCCGGCTCTCCCCCACACGCTGGAACGTGTGCAGGCCCAGCTGCGCGACGTTCCGCGCCCGGAACGACACCACGGACCGGAGCGCCGGCTGGGTCCGCCACATGTCCTCCGGCGTCCGGTTCAGGACAGAGCTGGTGAGCGCGTTGATGTACTCGACGGGCACGTTCGGACGGAGTTCGTTCGTCACGCCGCGGATGAAGTCCAGCAGTCCCACGGCGCCTCCCAGCGGTCAGAGCACGAGGACGCCTGCGCCCTCGTCGTCGTACGCGGAACCAGTCGGCTCCGGGTTGGTGTTGAGCAGCCACACGGCGCCGACAGCGGCGACGAGCGGGGACGCGTCCTGCGGTGACTTCTGCCGGTCGATCAGCCAGCCGTCAGCGGCGGGCCGCACGGCGGCCGTCGTCGCGGCGAGGTCGAGGTTCGGCTGCGCGCCGTGCGTCAGCGTCAGGACCGGCTCCCGCAGACCCACGTCATCGGCGGGCACCACGGCGGCGCTGACGGCGTCGAAGACGATGCCCGACGCCCGAGCGAGGTCCGGACCCTGCCACGGCGTCACAGCACCCCAGGGCGCGTCGACGACGTTCTCGAGATCCGTCACGAGGGACGACACGGGTGCGCCGTTCCACTGCAGCGTCAGGTGCTCCGGCCGGACGGCTCGGTCCTTCGACGTCAGCCACGGGATCACCCAGTCGGTGCCCGGCCGGGACGCCGCGATCTCCACACGGCGCCGGCCCTCGGTGTCCCAGAACGCGATCGCGATGTGTGCCCACACGCGGTCGTGGGACACGTCGATGCAGAACGCGACCGGACGGGCGATGTCACGTTCGACCGTGGCGATCGTCGTCGCCTGCCACGCGCCGGTCGGGAACGGGCCCGTACCGGCGGTGTTCACGAACTGGCACAGGACCTCGGTGCGGAACTCCACCTCGGGGTCCGACAGGGCAGCCGCGGCGATCGCGCGCTCGTCGAGCTCGGTGTGCCCCATCGACGGGTTCGCCTCAGCCCACCCGTCACGGTCCCACCGGCCGCGCGGTACGCCGTCGACGTCGCCAGCCGACCACTCGAACAGGCCGATCGACCCCAAGTCGAGGTCGTCGAGCATGTCCTCGGGGACACCCTCCGGCGCCTCACCGTTGATCGCGGCGAGCGCCACCGTCCGCAGGTGCCGGAGCACCACCGACGCGGCGTCGCCAGCGTTCGAGACACCCCACACCTGCGCGCGGCGCCGGGCGAGCGTCGTCTTCGACGTCGCTGCCCACGCGCGGAAGTCCTGATGTTGCCGGAGCTCGTCGAAGATGACGAAGTCCCCGCGGAACCCGCGGCCGCCGTTGCGGTTCGCGGACGCGATCTTGAACTTCTCACCCCGGTCGAGCATCAGCAGCACGGAGCCCTTGCCCTCGTGCTTCGTGTCGATCTCGTCGGCGAGCTCCGGGATGGCCTCAGCGACCGCGACCGCCTCGTCCCACGCCTCGCGGGCATGGTCGATCGTCGCGTGCGTCTCGAGCACCATGCGGGCGCCGTCCTGGAACAGCCGCCACAGGATCAGCACCGTCAGCAGCGTCGACTTGCCATTCTGCCTGGCGACGAGCAGCAGCACCGTCCGGAACCGCGGCACCGACCCGGCGACGTCGAGCAGCTCGAGCGCGTGGATCAGCAGCCACCGCTGCCAGTCGAGCAGCCGCGGCATCAACGCGAGGTAGTCGACGTCGTCTTCCGGCGTCCGGTTCGCGTCGAGCTCCTCGAGGCGATCGCGTGCCCAGTCGGCGAACTCGATCACCTCGAACCCGAGCGACGTCTCCGGCGTCAACGGCCGCAGTGGCTTCGTCCACAGACGAGGCACCGACGACCCGAAGCGCTTACCGCGCCCGCTTCTCTGGCCGCTTGAACGCCGAGACGTTGCCGGCCGGCTTGCCGGACGCTCCGCCACCGTTCCCGACATCGCCGCCTCCCGTCGCATCCACCAGTCGCCGGGACCGCAGTTCCCGCTGCAGTCGCACGGACGGCGTCGCGCCGAGGTCGTTCAGCACACGCGACAGCGCACGATGCGCAGCACGAGCAGCCGCCCGGTCCCCCGCCGCCGCCGACAGGTCCACGTCCTCCGCGAGCATCCGCGCCTGCGCCTTCGACGCCTCATCCGACGGCGTCAGCCACCGCGCCGCCTTGATCGCCGTCTCCACCGCGTCCCGCATCGTGCGCAGGGCCGTCCCGTTCGCCACGTTCGCCGCAGCAGGAGCCGCCACACCCCGCGCAGCACGCTCCGCAGCCCGCTTCGCCCGCATCCGCTCACGAGCAGCAGCCCGACGCTCCTCCGGAGACTGAGCCATCACGGCCACCTCCCTCTGCGAACGCGAACAGGCCGTTCGCACGTGCTCACCCCTGGGTGGGGAAGATCACTCCCGGCGGTTGGGCCCGTGCGGGGACACCCAGCGATCTGACCGCCCCCTGGGTGGTCAGGCTGCTTGACGTGCTTTGTACCGTGCGTCGGCGTCCTGGCGGCAGGGTCGGCATGCTCTGTGGCCCTGTGGTGTCGTGTAGACGTTGCTTGCGGTGCGTGGGTGGCCGTTGCGGCACGTCCCTCGGTTCGGCTTGATGCCTCGGGCGGTGTTCACCTGAGTGGTGACGGGCTCGAGGTGCTCGGGGTTCACGCATGCGCGGTTGCGGCACAGGTGGTCGAGCTGGTGTCCCTCGGGGACAGGTCCGACCCACTGTGTGTAGGCGAGGCGGTGTGCTGCCTGCGGGACTCCCTGGTACTTCATGACGCCGTAGCCGTCGCGGTCCAGGTAGCCGGTCCAGTGCCAGCAGCCGAAGGGTGTGTACTGCACGTGACCGGGGATGCGGTCTTCGAGGGACGCTGCAGGACGGGGCATCAGGCACCCTTGGTCGTCTCGAAGAGGTGCAGCTTGATCCACGTACCGGGGAACCTGACTGCACTGCCGATGAACGTCCATGACTCGTGCACATCGTGACCGGTACCGACGATGGTGAAGGTGCGATCGACGGTGGGGTGGTCGGGGTTGAGACGCACCCAGAGGTTCAGGAGACCTGGGATGCGTTCGTCTGCTTCGACTGCGATCGGTTCCGCGTCAGCGGGGATCTGAATCGTTGAGCCGGAGGGCGTGATCATGTGCCGATGGATCGTCTGCATGGCGGGACTCCATTGCTCAGTGGGTGGTGGCCTGCACGGCGGCCGAGGTGCCAAGCCCGGCCGGTCCGAGTGGCGCCCGGATCGGAGCCGCCGCAGCGGTGAGGTCCTCGCCGTGCAGGTGGTCAGTGGGGTGCGTCGCCTCGGGGCGGCGGTTCGTGCGTGTGCGGTGGCAGGTGCACGCCACGGCGGTGTCGCACATCACCACGCCTCGGAGGTGAGTCCGATGCTGGGTGCTGCCTGCCCTGCGCCTTTCGCGCGGTTGCAGCGGTGGTGCGTCGGCTTCCGGTTCGATGGCTCGAACTCGAGGTGCGGGTGCGTTTTCACCGGCAGGGTGTGGTCCACCTCGAGCGCGTCGGGGGTGTTCGCTGGTGCGTCCCAGTCGATGGTCGCCTGACCGCAGAGGGCGCAGGGTGCGTTGACGGCACGCCACCGGGTCTTCTCCTCGGCGCGCATCTCCGTGTGCCGGCGGCTTCCACCTCGGGGCATCGGCTGCTCCCTCCGGCTGGTGGGGGTCGGCGGGGACGCAGGTACCGCTCCGGGGCGACAGGTCAGCCCGGATTGTGACGGCCCTTCGCGCGACTTCTGGCACGCGTTGACGTCCCCGCCGAAGTACGGGTGAGCACCCCGGGGACTGCCGCGCGCTGGCTTCCCTCGGGGTGCTCGTTGCCGGTTCGTCCGCTCGGGGTATCGGACTCCCTCGATAGGCGACGGTTCCGGCTCGCCGCCCCAGTGCAGACCCCGCAGCTGGAAGGGGCCGGCTCGATCCGCACGCGTGTCGGCCGGTCTTGCGGGCACGAGGCCCGGTCGTCGGACCGGCGCAGCCTCCCAGAAGCGCCGGCCCGGGATCCGTTCGCCACCGACGGCCGGGACGGATCAGCCCGTGACCCGGGGCAACGACGCCTCACTGGGGGTACGACGAAGGCCCCCACCGTGATGGTGAGGGCCTTCGGTTGCTCCTTGCCGGTGACCCGGCGTGGAGGTTCGCTAGCGCCAGTGTACACACTCGGTCCGCAGTTCAGGTTCGCGGCGCGTCGCGTGCCCTTCCCCGGCGTCGTCCGTGTGCTGCTGCGTGGGTGACGAGGTCGGTGAGCTGCACGTAGCGGCGGCCTCCGTAGAGGACGGTCGGCATCCCGTTCGCTGCCCACTGCTCGACGGTCCGCTTGCTGCGGCGGATGCGCTTCGCGGCGGCGTCGAGGGTGAGGATCTCCGACGTCATCCGATCCAGTCCAGGACCTGGCGGTACGTCTTCGTGGGGATCTCGTACGAGCACGCCTCGCACTGCACGCGGACGTCGTGGACTTCCTCGGACAGCCAGACCGCGCCGACTGCGTGCTCGCCGCAGACGGGGCACTGGCGGGCGTTGACGTCTCGTGGTCGTCGGGGCGCTCGCGGGTACTTGCCGAACAGGGTCCGGAAGATGTCGTTCACGTCGTCGACGAACACGGGGCCGGCGCTGTCGGTGAGGATCTGCTCCCAGCGGATGAGCAGCCAGGTGACGAGGATCTGCACCAGCTGCCCAGCGCCGGCCGGAGTGGCTTCGGCGCGGAACCCCTGCTCCTCGCCGTCGCGCTTCCACACGACGACGACGGTCGCGGGCGGGTTCACCTGCAGCCGGTCGGACCAGTTCGTGACCCACTGGATGAGGCGGGCGTAGGCGTCGTCGGTGTCGTCGATCGCGTCGGCGCGGAACGGGAGCGGTGCCTCCTTCGACGCTGCTCGGGGCATCCCGTCGCTCATGGTGCCGAGCGAGGGGATGGCGAGGCTGCGTGCATAGGCGATGAGACCGGGGGCGTCACCGAGGGTGCGGCGTGCTCGGGTGGCGGCGAGGGCGAGTGCGGTCTCGTCGTCGAGCTCGATGGTGTCGGTCACGGTCGGTCCTTCCCGATGATCGTGCTGTCGGTCTTGCTCGGCTTCCGGACTTCCCGGACGACGGCCACGACGACGAGCACTGTGATGGCGGCGAGCACGACGGCGAGGCAGATGGCTCCGGCCCAGCCGAGGAGTGTGAGAGCGGTCATGGCGTGTTCCCTTCGGGGTGTGGACGGATGGCGGTGCAGCCGGGGACAGTGCACTCGTCGTAGCGGGTCGAGAGCCGGAGCCAGGCGTGACGGCATCCGGACCGGCCCGGGTTGACCTTGATAAGCCGACCTCCGGAGAAGACGCCTCCTGCGTCCGCCATCAGAACGGCGTCTCGTCGTCGTACGTGCCACCGTCGGTGCTCCACGCGTCGCCCTGCGGCTGCTGAGCGGCCTGCGGAGCCCAGGACGGGTTCTCGGCCGTCTGGCCTCCCCACGAGCCGCCAGAGCCGCCCTGAGACCGCGAAGCGCGCGGGATGATGCCGAGGGTCGGGAACCGGAGGACGAGCTTCGCGCCCGTCGACCCGTCCCGCTTCGGGTAGGTCTGCAGTTCCGGGTCGCCGGTGATGATGACCGCGGTGCCCTTCACGACCTGCTGCGCGACGAGGTCGGCCTGCTCCTCCCAGAACGTGGCTTCGACCCACGTCGTCTCGCCCTCGTTCTTCCAGCTGCCGTCGTCCTGCCGCTTCGAGCGCTGGTGCGGGACGGTGAGGGTGACGACGGACTTGCCGCCCTTCGTCGTGTTCGCGCGCGGGTCGCTGGCGACGAAGCCCTCGACGGTCATCGTGCTCTTGCTCATGGTGTCCTCGTCTCTGCCGCCGGGGCGGCCTTCTCGATGCGGCAAGCCAGTGCCGCGCTGATTGCTTCGTCCAGCTCGTCGCGGAGCTGCTCCGCCTCCGCGATCTCGAGCTGCGCCTGCGTGCCGCGAACCTCGACGGCCACGCCGCCGAAGTCGTCCGCCCACACGTCGGCGATGGTCTCGGTCTTCGTCCTCGTCACACCCACGGCTGTGTCGCCTCCCACATCTGCTGCTTGTGCTGCCGGTGCCACGCCTTGCGCTTCGCACCGCTGTCCAGGAGCGGAGACCTCGCGCCGCAGCTGCACAGGCCGTAGCCAGTACCTGCGACGCCACGGCTCTGCCGGATGTGAGTGCCGCGACGGGCGCCCGGTGCGTGCGGTGCGCCCTCGCCCTGAAGCTCGTGCCCGGGCACCCGCGTGTTCGTCTTCGCCATCAGGCGGCCTCCGCTCCGTCGAGGGGCACCGCACCGTGCGGCGACCAACCCCTGTCCCGAAGGCGCGCGAACTGGCCCTGCCAGATCAGCGACACCTCCCCGTTCTCCCCGTGCCGGTTCTTCGCCACCGCGACCGTCAGGTCCGCCGGCGTCTTCCGGTCGTACGACAGCAGCAGCACGACGTCCGCGTCCTGCTCGATCGCACCCGACTCCCGCAGGTCCGAGATCAGCGGCGTCCGCGTCTTCCTGCCCTCCGGCGACCGGTTCAGCTGCGACAACGCGATCACCGGGACGTGCAGCTGCTTCGCCAGTTGCTTCAGCGACCGCGACACCCCAGCGACGAACTCCTGCCGGGACTGCTTCTCCGTCGCGCCCTCCATCAGCTGCAGGTAGTCCACGACCACACCGGCCAGCTGCCCGCGCCGCGACACCGATCGGATGAACGCCCGCATCTCCGCGAGTGTCGTCGACGAGTCGTCGATGAAGATCGGTGCGCCCTGCATCTTCTGCCGGGCGATGCTGACGCGCTTCCGCTGCTCGTCGTTCAGCGAGTGGTTCCGCAGCGACTTCATGTGGACCTCGCCGAACTGGGCGATGAGACGCAGCTGCAGCTCGTCCTCCGACATCTCGAGCGAGACGTAGACGACCATCCCGCGACGCGCGAGCATCGTCGCGAGGTTCATCCCGAAGATCGTCTTGCCCTCACCCGGCCGTGCCCCGATGACGACGAGGTTCCCGCCGGCGAGGCCGCCGATCAGCTTGTCCAGCGACTCGAACCCGGTGGACATGAACTCCGGCTTCTCCGAGAGACGGGCGATCGTCGCATCGATCGTGTCGCTCACCGGGTGCACCTCGACGCGGGTGTTCTTCGCGACGAGCTCGAGGGTCTGCTGCGCCTCGTCGACGAGCTTCAGCGGGTCACCCTCGGTCGCGGCGCCCATCTGCGAGATCCGCAGACCGGCCTGCTGCAGCCGCCGGCGGATCGCCTTCTGCCGGACGATGTCGGCGTGGTAGCCGACGTTCGCCGTCGTCGCGACCATCGACGTCAGCTGGAACAGGTACGCGTCCCCGCCGACGTTCTTGATGAGTCCCTGCTGCTCGAGCTCGTTGATCACCGCGATCGTGTCCGACGGCTCGTCGCGCTCGGCGAGGGCCGCCGCGGCGCGGGCGATGTGCTCGTGCTTCGGGTGGTAGAAGTCCGCCGGCGTCAGGACGTCGAGGGCCTTCCAGATCGCGTCCCGGTCGAGGAGCATCGCGCCGACGACGGTCTGCTCGGCGACCTGGTCGAACTGCTGCACGTCATCCACGGCGACTCACCGCCTCGACCCACTCGGTGTCGCCCTCGTGCTCGTCGAACTCCTCGACGGTCACGCCGTGCGCCTCGCACCACGCCTGCTTCTGCTCCGCCATCAGCTCCGCCGTCGCGTCGACCCCGTACCGCGGCGTCGGCGCCGCGAGCTTCAGCACGTCCGCCGGCATCACCCAGCGGTGCTCCTCGCGGTAGTGCTGCTGCACCGCCTCGAGCGCGTCGTCGAACGACAGGTGCCCGATCAGCTGGTGCCAGGACCGAGCCGTGGCCTCGTTCAGCACGCGGCCGTCAACGCCCTGCGCCCAGAGCAGCAGCTGCGCCGTTTCCGATACCTGCATGTCCGTCCTCCTCCTCTCGCAACCGCCGCACGAGCGCGACGCTCTCTGCCAGTCGTTTCTCACCGCGGCCACCGCGCGGGCCGGGGACTTCGTCCTCCCACCGCTCGCCGTTCAGCCACGTCGTCAGGTGCGGCACGTACTGCGGCTGCACCCACTGCTCGTACCCGGCGCCATGCGTCCTGATTGCCTCGACGAGCTGCTCACGAGACACCGTCCGAGCCAGCACGAGACGCATGAACTTCGTCTTCGCGCCCTTCTTCCCGGCCTTCCTCGGCCAGCACTTCCAGGCCTCCTCGAACAGGTCCTCGAGCGTGTTCTTGTCTTCTTCTGTCTTCTGGGTCTGATTAGAAGGAACATCCCGCGAATTCGCGGGCTCCTGTCCGCGATTCCGCGGAGTCCTGTCCGCGATTCCGCGGGCTCCATTCCGCGATTCCGCGGAGTCGACTCCGCGCGACTCCTGCACCACCGGCCGCCACGACTTCGTGCGGTCGTAGTTCCCGCCGAGACGGTGCTCCGTTGACTCCACGAACCCGCCCGTCCGGAGCGCCCGCAGTGCTCGGTCGACCTGGTCCTCCGACAGTCCGACCTCGGCGCTGATCTGCGCGCTCGACGCCGGCCACCACGCCTGCTGCTCCGCGTCCACGTGACGGTGCGCGCCGTCCGCGCAGCGGAAGTGAATCCGCGTCCACACCAGCGCCTCGTTCGCGCCACCGAGGCGCTGCACCAGCGCTGCTCGCACCATCACGAAGTCGTGCGCCGTGATCTCGTCCTTCGGCACTCCGGCCATCAGCTGTCCTCCTCTCGTTCGTCCATCTCGCCCGCCTCGATGCGGGTCCTCATGCCCTCCGCCATCGCAGCGACGAGCGGGTTCCGGTGGGCCTCCCACCGGGCCAGGTGCGCCAGCACCGAGGTCCTACTCAGCGCGATCACGGCACCTCCCACAGAAAGCGCGTGATGTTCGCCACTGAGCGCGCCGTGCGGCGACGCGACGGCATGTCCCACCCGCCTCGGGGCGGTCGTTCGGCGATCACCCGGAAGCCCGCCGCACGCAGCGACGCCCCGGTCTCGCCCTCTTGCGTGTACGTGATCAGTCGCCGGTAGCCCATCGCGCTCGTCGCCCGCCAGGCGGCCGCGTAGAGCTTCGAGTTCGCATTCGGCGTGCCATCGGTCGCGCTGCGGGTGACCTCGAGCGTGTCGCCTTCCGCGTCGATCACGCGTGCGATGGGCCGGCCGACGACGATCACCCCAACGAGCTCCCGCTCGAGCGCTACCCCGATCGAGAACTTGTGCCCCTTCGGCGGCTCGTGGTGCCGGTGGTGCTCGGCAATGAAGCGCCGGGCATCCGCGAAGCTGACCGGGACCAGCTCGAGGCCGCTCATGACCACCCCGCGGCAGCCGGGTACACCGGGACCACCTGGCCGTCGTCCCGCAGCAGCACCAGGCCGTGCACCGCATGCCGCACCTCGACCAACTCCGGGTCCTCGTGACCGCCGATCTTGATCCCGCGCGCCACCGCCTCCGCCTGCATCGCCGGGTCCGACTCGATCGCCCCGTTGATGTCGCTCTCGAGCCACACCACGTTCGACAGGCGGTGCTTCCCCCGCCGACCGCCCATGCCGCCCTGCCGATGCTGCGGAACGAGCGTGTCCGACTCGTTGCCCGTCCACGCGCTCCGGCGGCCGTCACGCGCTTCGAGAGCGGCAAGGAGCGGCTTCGGAGTCTGGTCAGCCACGCCGAACACCCGCTACGGTGACGGCATGTCCCGCATCAACCGCCGCCACCTCGACAACGCCGTGAAGGCGCTCCAGGAAGCCGAGAAGCTCACTGACGACGTTGTCGACGTTCACGCGCGAGCCGCGATGGACAAGACGCACGAGTCGATTCAGCATCTGATCAGCTGGCTTGCGCAGGCGCAGGAAGCGCTTGGCAGCCACGGCACTGAGATCGTCGACGAGAACACCTGACCGCGGCGAACGGACCAACTCGCTCACGCGGCGGCCACCTGGTCCGCTTCGGTGACCTGCCGCTCAACGTCGGAGAGCTCGTAGCCCCACGACGCCAGCAGCTCGAGGTACGGCTTCACGCGCGACGACTGCCATCCCTTCCGGTCGAAGTCCCGCGCGCCCTCGATCGAGCCAAGGGCCAGCGCGAGCGCGACCTGCGGAGCACGAGTCGGGTGCTCGTCGAGGTACTTCACGACGTCGTACTTCCCGAGCCCGCCGTCCGACTTCGCCGCCTGCAGGAGCGTGAGCACCATCGGCCACGGGTAGTTGCCGTACGACTCGTCGAGTGACTGCCGCGCGGACAGCAGCTCCCAGCCCGGCGCCGGCTTTCCGCGCTTCTGCAGGAGCTCTTGCAGCCACGCCACACGAACGCCCGTCGCGACGTCCCACGCCTTCGTCCGCTCGCGGTCCTGACGCCGCTGCTCCTTCTTGGCGGCCTGCTCCTCGGGCGACAGGTCCGAGGTCTGCACTTGCCGCTCTCGCCACTCCGCTACGAAGAGCCCGCGTTCCCTCCAGCCGACGATGGCGTACTGCACCTCGGGGGCGCGCTCCCCCGAGCTGTAACCCGAGACGATGTAGGCGCGGAGACCGTCACCCGCTCGCTTCACGAGCTCGTCGTGCGGGAGAGAAGCTACCGTAGTCGAGCGCTTCGGCCCGGTGTAGAGGTCAGACGCCCGGACAGCATCGACGGCGTCGTAGGCCGGCGGGTCGATGACGGTGAGACCCTGCGCCTCGAGCTCCGCGGTCAGCTTCGCGCGGGCTCGAGCTGCGCGCTCGCGCTCCACGACGTACGACGATCCGTTCGCCAGCAGGACCCGGGCCTGCGCATCCGGGTCGTCGTCGAACTCCGCGACCGCGATCGCAGAATCGAACGACAGCTGCTGCTCGCGCATGGCCGTGGTCGCAGCCGTCGAACCGCCGACCGCGAGTGCACCGTCGACGACTTTCTTCGCCGTACCGGTGCGCCTCGCGATCGCCGCCGCGCTCACGCCGAGCTGCTCGAGCTCCTTCATCGCCAGCACCTGCTCGACGTCGTCCAGCTCCGCACGGTGCTCGTTCACCACGACCTGGTCGACGATCCGAGCCGCGTCCTCGAGCGGCGCCACCACGAACACCGGTACCTCCTGCACGCCGGCCTCCACCGCCGCGAGCGTGCGACGCTGCCCGTCCACCACCCGGAGCCCGTCCTCGGCCTCCTGCGCCGTGATCGGCACCAGCACACCGTGCTGCTTCACCGACGCGACGAACTCCTTCGTCAGCTTCGTGTTCGACCGGACGTTCGCCGCCACGATCAGCGTCGCCGGGTCGACCCGGACGACAGTTCCCTCGTTGCTCATGCCTGCTCCTGCTCCTCGAGCTCCTTGCGGAGCTGGATGACTTCCTGACGTGTGGCGCGGAGCGCTCGCTCCATGACGACGAGCACCCCGCGCTGCATCTCGATCGACTCGGTGAGCGTCAGCAGCGATTCCTGCAGCACCCGGTGCCCGCGCGGCCGCGGCAGCTCGGCCACCACCTCGGGGACCTGCTGCTCCTCTGGCGCCGGCTCGACGGCCTCGACCATCGGCTCCTCGACAACCTCGACCGGCGCGGTCGGCGCCGGCGGCTTCCTGCGAGCGACCGGCTTCGGGTCCCGCTTCTTCACGGGGTCCACGGGTACCGACTCCGCCGTCAGGACCGTCAGCTCTTCGCCGCGGTCCACCGCCTTCCGGTAGCCCCAGTCGGACGCGTACCGCTGATTCGCCTGCACGCACGTCTGGCCGCGATCGAGCTTCCCCGGGCACGCACCACCCGAGTGGCAGCCCGCCGCGTAACCCGACGTCGTCCCGTGCGGCGGGAAGTCATCTGCGTAGAGGTCGTGGCCGCTCATCGCTGCACCTCGACCCGCACCGTGGAGTCCACCGTGATGACGTGCGCTCGCCCGCCGAGCAGCGGCTCGAACGTGAACGTCGTCACCGTGCGTCCCGTGATCGACCCCTCATGGTGAAGCGCGATCACGCGACCCTCGAACGGTGCGTCGAGACCGGACTCCGGGACCGACACCGTCTTCCCGTACACGCCAGCGTTCAGCGCGCCCGCCATGACCTTCGGTGTCGGCGTCGCACCGCAGTGCGAGCAGAACCGCATGTCCTCGGACGGGTGGATCACCGGGACGACGTTCGCGCCCCTCGTGCGCTCGCAGCCGCGGACGTGCACCACGTCACCGCGACGCACCAGCATCGTGTTCTCAGCCATCAGCTCGCTCCCGTGTATCCCTGCGCGTGCATCCGGTCAGCAGCCCGCTGATCCGCACGCGACGTCCTGTGGTTCTCACCGGCAGCCGCGAACGCGTCAAGCAGCTTCCGGAGGAACTGGTCCCGCTTCTCAGCGAGGAGGAACGCGAGCTTCAGCTCGTACCCCTTGTCCGACGCGCGAGCCATCTGCTCCGCCAACGTCCGAGCGACCTTGTCCGCGCCCACCACCAACCGCACCGTCTCCCGGTCGACGTACGCCTCGTAGTCCGTCCTGGCAGTCGCATACGCCTCACCAGCGGCCTGCAGCGCAGCGACGACCTCGAAGCGCATGGCCGCGAGCTGATCCCCGTACGCGCCGAGCAGCGTCCGCCCAACCGCGTTCACGAGGGCCACGTGCAGCCGGTCATCCGGGTCCGGCCGGTGGATGCCGACCGAGGCCAGGACGTTCGCGATCCGCGGGTCCAGCGGCGGCCGTTCCACGACCTCACCCGTCGCGACATCCACCGCGCTCACCGGTCGTACCCGCTGCTGCTCGGCGCCGGAGCGTCGACCTCCGTGCCCTCGAGCACCCCGTCGACCGTCTCCACCTCGTCGTCCGACTGCGGGACCTCCGCTGTCGCCCAGTCCGTCGTCGGCTGCTCCTGCTCCGCCCACTCCGGCTCCGCCGCCTTCACCGGCTCCGCCAACGACGCCAGACGAGCAGCGATCGCCGCCTGCAGCTCACCCGACCGCTCACCCTTCGGCACCCGCCGCCACAGCGCGTTCGCCTCGTCCTTCGACGACACCGCCGCGGCCTCCGCGAACCAGTCCGTCGGCGGCTCCACCACCTCGGCGACGAGCGCCGGCTGCTCCTGAGCGGCCGGAGCCTGCTGCTGCGGACGCTGACGGCTGTCCGCCTGGTCCATCTCCTCCGTCGAGTACAGCCCCGACAGGTCCTGCGGGAACGCCTTCCGCAGCGCCAGCATCTCAGCGCACTTCCCGAGCATCAGCGCCGGCATCTTCCGCCACATCGGCCCGCCCGCGTTGTACGCGTCCATCGTCGCCACCGCGTACAGCGGCTCCACGAACCCCTCACGGTGCACGCCCACCCGAGCCGCCTTCGGAGCCTCCGCCGCGAGCCACACGTCGACCCACGTCACACCGTCCGACGTCCACTGCGTCGCCGTCTGCCCCCGGTACTGCCCCGTCCGCTCCGCCACGAGTCGGGCACCGTCGATCGACACCTGCGTGCCCCACTTGCCGCCACGCTCGATGCAGTAGATCTGCCGCGCGATCGGGTCCAGCCCGGTCCGCTGCGCGTGCATCAGGAACGCCTCGACCACCGGACGCGGCGCGAGCCGCCGATTTGCTGGCGGGCCCGTCACCAGACCGGCCGCCTCGACGAGCGCCGCCTCGGACGCCGTCCACTTCGTCTCGTCTCCCGTCGACGGGAGTGCTGCCACTGCGTTCGTCACGCTGCCTTCTCCTTCGTGCCCTTGGCCGCGGTGACCCGCAGCGCTGCCTTCTTTACGACGACCTGCTCCACGCCGGTCTGACGGATGTGCTCCGCCTCGAACGCCTCCACCGCGAGCCGCTCACGCTTCAGCGCCGCCTCCGCCTGGTCGAAGTCGTCCTCCGCCAGCTGCAGCCGCTCGTACAGCCCCACCGGACGAGCCGCCCCCGCCGCCACCCGGTCGATGCCGAACACCGGCCGCTCCTCGACGACGGCCGGCGTGAACGACACCCGAGCGAGCGGCGACTCCTGCACCACCGCCTCCCCCGCGTCCAGACGGTCGAACATCGCCCGGTACGCCGGCTCCTTCAGCGCCTTCGCCTCCTTCTCGAGGTCCAGGCCGCGGAGGTAGTTCACGGCGAGCGTGTCCAGCTCCTCGTCGATCACCGGCCCCTCACCAGCACGAGCAGCCGCCAGGGCCGCGTCGAGCCGCTCGAGGAAGTGGTCCGCGAGGACGACGAGCTCCGCGAACAGGTCCGCGTCGAACTCGACCCACTCGACGTCCACGCCGAACGGGTGCCCGGACTCGAACTCGCCCGGCCGCCCCTCACGCAGCTCCCACGCGTAGAGCGACCGTTTCGCGCCGAGGATGCCCATCACCCACTGCTGCTGGATGCCGTAGCCCTTCTCGACGTATGCCTGGGACCCGACCGGCACCGGCTTGCCCGACGTCTTGATCTCGGCCACGACGACTTCGCCGTTCTCGAGTACGGCCACGCCGTCCGGCGAAGCCAGGTGCCGCGAGTTCGCCACCGACCGGAACACGCGCGACTCCGGCTGCATCCCGTGGGACTCCCGCAGCTGCTCGGCGATCACCGGCTCCCGCTCGTTGCCCCACGCCGTGTACGCGTTCCCCTGGAATCCGCCCGCCGCGGCCGCCTCGATCTGCTCGTCCGTCTCGGCGAGCAGGAACGGCAGCTTCTCCGCGATCAGCTCCTCGACCGTGACGCCGTGGTAGCCGTGCGCCTTCTGGTGCAGGTCCCGGACCTGCGTCGCCGTGGCGCCGTGCGCCCGCTCGTACAGCCAGCGCGGTCGGTCCTTGTCCGACGCCCCGGCACGCGCACTGAGCTCGGCCGGCAACTTCGTCTGCACGCTCATGCCGTTCTCCCTTCGTTGGTCGGCCAGGACACTGCGCCCATGGCCTCGGTCTGCTGCTTGCTCGGCTCCCCGTCGATCGGAGAGCCAAGGGACCGCGCTCCCATCGCCGCGAGGGCGAGCGCATCGGCCACGTTGTGATCCCGGATCGTCAGCCCGGGATGGCGGGCCCGCATGGTTGCGAGCACCACCCGCTTCTTGGCGTTGCCGTCGTCCGCGGCGTACTTCGCGCGGGTCCGGGGCGACACGACGACGACCTCGTGACCGCACGCCAGGAGCGGGCCACGGACCATCCACCGCTGCGCGTGCCGTTCGTCCGGCTTCCCGAACCGGGAACCCCACGACGGTCCCTCGAGGACGACAAGCGCTCCCGCGGGCACCTGCCGCAGCGTCCGCTGGGCAGTCGACTCGATGCGCTGCCACGACTGCAGCGCGTCATCCGATGCCGGAGCGTCGATCCGCTCAAGGGCCACCTGCCCTTCGCGGATGACCGCGATGCCCGTGCTCGTCAGCGACAGGTCCAGCCCGACGACGATCACGAGCTGCACCGGAGCCGGTAGAACGTCCACCGCAGCGGCACCAGCCCGACCGTGTTGCACGCCGAGCACCCCTGCGGCTTCTGCAGGTTCGCGACCTCAGCGCCGTGCTCTTCGCACACCAGCGCGGTCGCGCCGCAGTGGTTACAGCGGATGCCCCACTCGGACGTCTTCGCACACCGCTCGACGTGCTCAGGCGTGCGCCGGGTCCGCTTGTCGCATCGCGGGTAGTCCGTCAGCGCTGCCTGCAGGTTCGCCGGCACCCTCACGGCGGTCACCGGCCCGTCTCCGGTGTAGCGGGGGGCGGGGGCACCTGATCCGACGCGAGCAGGGACCGCATGTCGCGGAACAGCCGCCACCTGTCCTCGGGCTCGCACTCTCCGTCGCCGTTGTCGTAGTGGTCCAGCACGGCGACGACGGCACGCAGGGGCACCATCGGCTCGGCGCTTGGGGTCGGCTGCGCGGGCACCAGCGCACCGCGCAGGTACGTCTCCACCTCAGCCCGCGACCCCGCCGCGACACCGAAGCTCTCGAGCAGCTCCGCGACGTGCGCCACGACCGCGTCGACCCCGGTCACCGGTCAACCTTCAGCGGCGTCACCAGCGCGAACGCACCGCACAGCCACAGCACGACGACCAGGAACAGCAGCCCACCGTTCAGCGGCGCCGCCACCACCCAGGAGCCGAACCCGATCACGAACGCGAGGCCCCACCACGGGGCCGCCCGCAGCAATGCACGCTGCTCCGGCGTCGTCGGCACCACCGGCACCGGCACGGTCGCGTCCAGCGGCACCTGCACGATGGACCGCTCACCGAGCTCGTTGCGGATGGTCAGCACGGCCTCGTCGTGCTCGTGAGCGACCGAGTGGACGCGCCACAGGTGGCCGTCACGGTCGTAGATCAGCTCGTCGGTGTGGATCAGCGCGGCGAGCTTCCGGCCGGCTGCAGGCATGGAGGTAGCACGGAACGACATGTCGTTGCCCCTTCGGGGTGAGAGAAGTGATCCCGCCGGGCTGTCGGTAGCCGGGCGGCAGAAGATCAGAGAGGGAGGATCAGGCGGAGCGCCGGATCGGCGTCACGTTCGAGTGACGGTGGATGCAGAGGGTTCCCCGCATCCAGGCGTCGAGGCATGCGGCCTCGATCCGCCAGGAGGTGTTCACGGCCCGCTGCTCGCCGTGCAGTTCACCGGACCGGCAGGCGTCGGTGATGGTGCGCCAGTGACGCTGCACCCGCTCGCCGGCCTGCTTCGGCGTCAGCCACTCGGCCATCACGCCACCGCCGCGAGGCGAGCCATGAGCGCGTTCGGCGGGACGTTCAGCCAGCGCGAGATCGCTTCGAGCTCATCGAGGCTGAACTGCTGCTCGCCGCTGCGTCGGCGCTGCGCTGCGCGGACGTCGCGGCCGATGATGAGGGCGAGCTCCGCGGTGGTCTTACGCTGAGCTGCCATGTACGCGCGGATATTCGACGCAACCAGTCCGCTGAGAGTCGTGGTTGGTGCATTTGGTGTCGGGTTCGGAAGCATGACGACAGATTGCGTCATGTGAGACGCATCTGCAAGCCATGTCCCTCAAAACGTCGGTAATTGACGGGACGCGTCCAGTCTTGACGATTTGCGCCTCAACCCGTACCGTTGCGGTCATGCCTCGCCCTGCCTACGAAGGACCGTCCGATCTCGCGCGCGCGGTGTCCCGCGCGTTCCGCCGTGAGATCGGCGACCGGCGCATCTCCGGCCGCGCCTTCGCCCGCGAGATCGGCAAGTCGGAGAAGTACACCCGCGACCGCCTCAACGACGTCTACGAGTTCGGCCTCGACGACATCGCCGCGTTCTGCGAGCTCATCGGCACCACCCCGCAGGAGTTCTTCAAGGCGATCGAGCGCGACGCTGCGAATGTCGGCGGCACCACTCAACCTGAGGGCTCATCGGCGACCGACGCCGACGACTACGCACTCGCCGCTTCCGATCGACCCACCTTCGAGACGGAGCAGGAGCGCGAGCAGGAGCAGCCGTGATGGGGGGCACATGGACGTCTTCGCGCTAATCGAGGACCTGGGGGTCCGCCTCGAGTACCGCACCGACCTCCCGCCCGGCCGCCTCGGCGCCTACTACGACGACGAGCGCCTGATCGTCGTCCGCTCGAACCTCACCCTGGCGCTCGAGGCGGAGACGCTGTGCCACGAGTACGTCCACGCGAAGTACCGCGATCGTTCGTGTCACCCCACGCTGGAACACCGCGCCCAACGAGAGGCCGCCCTCATGCTGATCCACCCCGACGACTACGCCCGCGCCGAGCGCGTCAACACCAGCCCCCTCGCGATCGCTCAGGAGCTCGGCGTCACCCTCCACCTCGTCCGCGTGTTCCAGCACGGCGTCATGAGCGGCATGATCCGCCTCCCCGCGGTCGCCTGATGGCCTGGACCGAGAAGCTGCCCTCCGGACGGTGGCGCGGCGGCTACCGGCTCCCCGACGGGTCCAAGCGATCCGCCGGCACCTTCGACCACAAGAAGGCCGCCATGAACGCCGCGGCCGCCGCCGAGGTCGACGCAGCAGCCCTCGGCTGGCGCGACCCCCGCGCCGGCGCACGCACCTGGGGTGACTGGGTGACCGAGTGGTGGCCCACCCGCGGCGTTGAGCCGTCGACCCTGCTGCGTGACGAGTCCCGGCGGAAGACGCATCTCGACGACCGCTGGGGAGACGTGCCGCTCGTCGACATCACCCGGCACGACGTGAAGGCCTGGGCCGCGGAGCTGCTCGTCGGGATGGCGCCGGCGACCCGTGACCGCTGCGTCGCGCTACTGTCGGCGTCGCTCGTCGCCGCCGTCGACGCCGAGATCCTCACCGCGAACCCTGCCGCCCGCCTCCGTCTCGCGAACGCCGACAACACCCGCGAGCGGTACCTCACGAAGGCTGAAGCGTTCCGGCTCCTCGACGAGGTCCCCGAGGGCGTCGCACGCGGCATGGCCGCCATGCTCCTCGGCACCGGCCTCCGCTGGGGCGAGGCCGCCGGCGCCACCGTGCAGCGCCTCGACCGGTCCGGCGCCGTGTTCCGCGTCGCCGAGACGTGGGACGACAAGCTGAAGCAGCCCAAGGCGTACCCGAAGGGCCGACGACGTCGCTCGGTCCCCGTGCCCGACTGGACGCTCGACTACCTGAAGCCGCTCGTCGGCCGACGTCGCACCGGATTCATCTTCCTGAGCACGGACGAGACGCCGCTCGACCACCACAACTACCGACGCCGCATCTGGATCCCCGCCGTCAAGCGCGCCGGCCTCGACGACGTTCACCTGCACGACGCCCGTCACACGTACGCGTCGTGGCTCATCCAGGACGGCGTCCCGCTCGAGGAGGTCGGTCGGCTCCTGGGGCACGTCTCACCCCTCACCACCCGGCGGTACGCGCACCTCGCCGAGACGCCCAGCGCGTCCGTGCTCAGCGCCCTCAGCCGCCCAGCGCGTGGGGCAGACGTGGGGCAGGACACCGCTCCGGACGACTCCAATGTGATCCAATTCCGCCCCCGCCAGACCGGCTGATTCCCGCACCAGCACTGGGGAACACGACCGTCGACTCCACACGCCGCCACGGCCCGCCGATACCCCTCGACGCACTTTTAATCCGAGGGTCGTGGGTTCGAGCCCCACGGGGCCCACCTCTGGTCGGGACGCCCACCGCCCTCTTCATCCGAGGGTCGTGGGTTCGAGCCCCACGGGGCCCACCTCTGGTCGGGACGCCCACCGCCCTCTTCATCCGAGGGTCGTGGGTTCGAGCCCCACGGGGCCCACCTCCTCGTCGCCTCCCGTCCGACCGTGCCGCCCCGTTCTGGGGTCCGCGCCCGTCTCGCGAACGGGACATGATGCTCGTTGTGGGGGTACCACGCCGCCGCGCGCGTGTGGTGTGGTGCTGTCATGCCCAGCGCCACCATGGACTCCGCACAGCACGACGACGTCTTCACCCGCACCCAGATCGTCGATGCGATGATCCGCGTGCTCCACGAACTGCCCCTGCACGAGGTCACCCCCGCTCGCGTCGCCGCGGAGGCCTCGATGAGCGTCGAGACGATGACCGGCTCGTTCCCGAGCTGGGACGGCCTGCTCCTCGCGAGCATCGACCGGTGGAACGACCAGCGCACGACGGGGCTGATGCCGATCGCCGCCGAGCTGGGCACGGTCCGGTTCCTCCGCGCGATCGTCATGAAGAACATCGAAGACCCGTCGCTCATGCGGTTCCTCACCGCGATGCTGAACATCGCCGCGGCACCGAACCACCCGCTCGCGCCGATGCTGCACAGCCGGTGGCGCCGGTTCCAGAGCTTCGTGCAGGAGTCCCTCGTGCAGGACATCACCGTCGGCCGCGAACCGCACACGATGGAGCCGGCTCGCGGTGCCGAGCAGCTGATCGCGACGTACGAGGGCCTGCAGCTGCAGTCGATGGTCCGTCCGGAGATGGACCTGCTCGAGTCCTTCGACCGAGCCGTGACGCGTCTCCGCGAGGGATGGTCCCGCGCCTACGTCCCGCCCGTGTGGGACCTCTCGCAGGCGAGCTGATCCCGGGGTACAACTCGCCCCCAGGTGATCCTTGGTTGCCGCACTGTCCACATCGGTGCCCCGCTCAGCAGTCTGTTGGATTCACCCGGATATGGTCGTTCTCGTTCCGCTCACCGCGGGACGTCAGCACTGAACGAACCACACCGAACGGGGTACACCGTGATCGAGCCCATCGACGCCACGCAGACCAGCTCCACCGGTGACGCGCGCCGCCTCGTGGAGCTCGCCGCCGCCACCGGGACGAGCATGAGCGACGAGCTCCTGTTGGACACCCTCCGACGCAACGCGAAGGTCAGCATCCGGCACATCCGTGCCGACTTCGCCGAGGTCGCGACCGGCACCGCCGTCCTCGGGTACGTCTGCCGACAGCGCAACGACTTCCTCGCGCTGCGCGGTGACGACCCGGCATGGGCGCAGGAGATCGGCCGCTACCCGAGCGAGTCACTCGCGGTCGAGGCCCTGCGGATGCGTCGAGCCTGA